TGATATTGCTCGTGTAACCGGCAGAAATACACTTTCTGAACCCGATAAGGTTATGAATGTCAGTCTACAAGGCGTTCCTAATAAACCGCAACTTCAAGCACCCGACGGTATGCGATTCACGCAGAAAGCATCTATTTCAGCCAAGTCTGAATACACAGGCTCAGCTGCGACTACGGAGGGACAGCGTGCTCGTGTCTATGATGCGGAGTACAACATGCGTCACTATTCTCAGATGGAGACTGTGGCGAAGGGTCGTCAACCTATAAATGGCAATGGTCTCCTATCGCTCTTTAGTGGTGAGGATCAGACCAATATTCAGATGAAGAAATTGGATACAGATTATATCAATGATCGCCAGCCTCCAGTCTATCGTGTAAATGGCCCGCCTTCGGGTGCGGAGATTATTGGTGTACAGAAATATCGTGCTCCTCTGCGGTTAGATGTGTCCAAGGACCGTTTCAATCCTGCGTCGGTAAAGTCGCTGAATGAGAATCCCTATGTTATTAATCTGGCAGACAGAGCTGCTGGGCGCGCTTAAAAATGTGTGTTTAAAATAAATGAGCAACAATGTTAATACAGCTAGAAATGCTTATGAAAAGGCACACGCTGAACATGAGCGTCTTGCTGCGTTAAAGAAGAGCTTACCCAATGGTCCTGAAAAGAATAAGGCAACTAGCAATTTCACAAAGTCACAGGGCGTACAAGTAGCTGCATTACTAAAGTGGCAAAATGCTCGTGCTGCTGCTAAGGGGAAGGCCGCAGCTGCTGGCAGAACTCGCAAGCAGCGGACAAATAGACGCCGCTACACGCGCAAACATTAATGATTTAAATCCATCCCGCCTCTAACAAATTAGAATGAATACAGCAGCATTAGATCCACACGCACCGCGGTCTTATAAAGACCTGGTGGGAAATGGTAGCATCTTTGAGAAATGGGCGGCCACTGTAGTAAGTCAGAAGCCTACACACGTTCTTTGGGTAGGTCCTGTTGGAATTGGAAAATCTACATTCTGGAAATTAGTGGCTCCAGCAGATCATCTCTTAGTTATTAATTGTTATTCAGATTCTGGATTACGAGAACAACGCGATTCTATAAAGCATTTTATCCGACTTTCATCGGGGTCTAATAAAGTAATTCGTTATATTTTGTTTGAACATGCTGAAGTCTTATCTGACGACGCACAGGCATTTTTGCGTCGTATGCTGGAAGTCTATTCCTCCAGCATTTTTTGTATTTTTGAAGTTCGTGATACAACCGCAATTAGCGATCCGATTAGTAGTCGTTGCCAGATTGTTCAACTGTCCCCGCTTTCTCAAATAGAAATTGAATATGAAATTCAGCGTAGGATCCCCACACTTTCAGCGGAGAAAATCAAGGGTGTTTCCCGATTTGCGAATGGTAATCTTCGCTGGGCTTTACTCCAAGCATTTGGTGTTGCAGCCGGATTTTCACTGAATCAACTTTGTCTGATGCCACCGAGCCTAAAAGGCCGGTCTCTTAAAGAAATTGTTGAATGGGAGACTACACTACATGACAATGGGTTTGACCCGCGCATAGGACTTCTTACTATTCTGCCGCCTCATACAATGGAACTTTGGCGACGAATTATGGAAACGCCTGGAGGTGTTCATACACGGTCGCAGACAATTCTTTTAGCAACGGATGGTTTAACTGCGTAAATGCGGGCGTAAAAGAAAACAGTGAATAATTAATGGAATCGGCTACCTTCTCGGAGGCTCGTGTTGAGTATCAGAAGCAGATGGCTAACAAGTTGGTACAGCCTCTGCTAGAATTCTTCAGAAAAACCCGTGCTAACTTATGGTCTGAATCCCAGCAGTTTATTCTTTCACGTTTTCAAAAGAAGATTGCCGAGATACCGAAGTGGAATTCGGATGTTGTTGCGGAGGAGACAAATAAACTTGTGGAAGCTTCTCGTTGTGACTATTTGGAGGAGTTGATGACGGCTCTTTTTATTGCTCATACAAAGGTTATGGCGTCAGTTCGCGTAAATAAGAAGAATAAGAAATTGACGATAACTGTGCCCAAGTTGGACCACTTTCTTCACCGTTTATTCACGGAGGCAGCCAAGTCTTTCTGGAAGGCACCTTTTCTTTTTCAGGATGAAGGGCTAACTTCCATTGAAAGACAGAAGAATTTACTACAGGCGGAGGCAATCATTGAGGAGGCGATTTATGCCGCTGTTCGTGATATGTTGCCCATTAAGAAGATCTTGCAGGAATATATTTCAGAGCCGACTGATGATGAAGATGTTGTAACAAATGCGAATAATGTTTCTGAGGAGATTAATGTTGAGGCGGCGCCTGTGGTACCTTCTGAAACGCCTGTAGCAGCACCTACTCCTATAGTGGAACCTGTAACAGCACCTGCTCCTGTAACAGCACCTGCTCCTGTAGTAGTAGCTGCTCCTGTAGCGGAACCTGTAGCGGTAGCTGCTCCTGTAGCGGAACCTGTAGCAGCACCACCAGCACTTGTAGTATCTGAACCTGACATAAAGAATATTCCAATTACATCCACTGAAGTTTTTAAGATTCAAAAGGAAGAGACCCCGGCAAGTATTAAGATTGATACAGAGCCGGCTGTTCAATTCTCTGAGATGGTCTCAGTCTTTGATGAACGAAAGTCAAATGTTGGAGAGATGCGGTCAATTGAAAATCCACTAGATAGGCCTGCTACACCAATGCCGGAAGAGGAAGATGAAGATGAACTACTTCACATTGGACACGAGGTTGGTGGATTAGATTCTGCTGATGCGGAGGATTTGGATAACCCCGGTGCTGGAGGAATTGATGATTTTGAAACTCTTGAATAATTGACCATCCATCTGCACACCTAAAGGTGTGCGGGTAAAACTAGCCAGAAAAAAAAGGGAAATCATTAATGATGGATTGGAAATTACAGGCTTTGCTGGCCCTGGCTGGCGGTGTTCTCGTTTTAATTGTGGGTGCGGGCTACAAGAGTTATAAGTTCAATGATCTGCCTTCACCCGCAGAAGGTGGAATTACATTTGTGGTAGGAACTGTCTTTACTGCTCTATTAGCCTTTATGGGTGGATTTGATTCCTGGTCGTCTGATTTGCAAGGATTACTCAGTTCTCTTGAGTCTACGGCTACAACAACTGAGAAAGAACCCATTTCTGAAATTGCTGGCATTGTAAATTCAGTAGGCGACAGTATGCTGTCAATGAAATCATGGTTCGGTGATGATTCAAACGCGACAACAAGTGAAGACATGATGGTGGGAACAATGCCATTTTAATTCTGAAATACTAGTAGATGGTTGAGACATACAATCTTAAAAATACAAATACGGGAAAATACAAATCAATCAAGAATCCGGTTGCTAGAGGCAAGGCGGGTATTTTTTGTAGAACAAGACAAAAGGCTTTTAACAGTCTTAGACTAAAGAACCAGCCACAAAATGTTAAAAATCAGTGGAATAAAGTCAAGGAAGCCGTAAATGAGGACTGCGAAAGAATAATTAAATTTACAAATGGCAATGGTAAGTACACGAATGACTTTAATTTGGGATATGTGCTAGATATACAGAATCATATTCGTCACTTTGATGAGAATCTTAAGGCAATGAATAATACTAGAAAAATGTCTACAAATTCTCAAGGCAATGAAGATCCGCAACCGTTGGCTCGTAGACGCAAACAGAAGACACTGAAGCGCAAGTAAAAAAACTATAATAGGAAATCTGAATCCTATCACAGTTTTTAGATGATTAAGGGAGGCGACTAAGTGTAAAGGTGCGCAATGCTAGGGTCAGTTTCCGGCTTCTTCTTGAGGAAAACCTCAATATGGTCCTTAGTTACTGTGAACGGCAATTTGAAGTTCTTGATGGAGAAAGGAACCGCCTTCTCATCATTGTAGAATCGCAGAAGATTAATCTTGCTGACAATCGTCTGAATAGCACGCTTCATTTCACGCACACCGGGTTCACCTCCAGTATGATTCTCAATCACATACTTTATAATCTCATTTGAGATAGAAACCTTCTCAAAGAGATTGAGATCCTTTAGAGCAGTCGGCAGGAGATACTGCTCAGCAATTACAGTCTTCTCCTTCATATTAAATCCACTGACTGGAATGTTATACATACGGTCCTTGAGAATAGGATTCAACTTATTATGATCATTGTGACTGAAGATGAAGAGACAGCGACTCAAATCAAGATCAATGCCGGTGAAATACTTATCTTGGAATCGGTCATTCTGTGCTCCGTCCGTCAAGTGAATCAGCAGATTAATGATTTCCTCTCCCTTAGGTGTATCAGAAACCTTGTCCAACTCATCAAAGTAGATAACCGGATTCATGCACTGGCTCTGAATGAGAACCTCAGCAATGCGTCCCCATGTAGATCCTTCATATGTGTATGAATGACCATCCAAGAAAGAAGCATCGGTTGCGCCACCCAGAGTAATGAAGTGGAAAGGGCGACCCAATGCCTTCGCAATACCCTCCTTAACTAGAGTTGTCTTACCCACACCAGCAGGACCGTGAATACTTAGCACATTTCCAGCAGCCTTAGGATTTGCTAGCCACGCGGATACAAACTGAAGAATCTGAAGCTTAGCTTCATCCTGTCCATAAACCGCAGAATTCATACACTTCTGAATCTCCTGTACGAAAGCAGAACACTTCTCGGGACCATCCTCCATTGAAACGGGGAGAGACTTGTAGACGCCAAGAGGCATGCGGATAAAACCATTAATCCAGTGATTGCACTTATAATACTCGGTGGAAGAAGGGTCAATGTTGGTCATAGCAGTAAACTTAGACATCGCCGCACCCTGAATTTCAGGTGTAGTTGCCTTTTCTAGAATCTGAAACTTTAGTGGAACTGCCTGTTCAGTCTTTACTAGACGAGATTCCATCTTGGCTAGAAGAGTTGCCTGCTTGTCTCCAGCAAGAGTCTTGAAATATGTAATATCGTTATCAATGTGCTCCTCTTCGCCTTCATTCTGTTTCTGTAGAATTTCTACGAAACGGCGAACCTGCGGGGATTCCTTCTTCATCTTATACTTCTTCGGCTCATGCGGATCATCCGATTCTTCGCCAAGTACTAGCCAGTCAATCGTGGCCTTAGCATGCTTCTCGTCCATTGTATCATCTTCATCTTCTTCTTCATCTTCTTCTTCATCTTCTTCTTCATCTTCCATATCTACATCCTCTTCCTCCTCTTCATCCTCTTCCTCTTCCTCTTCGTCTTCCTCCTCTTCAGATTCCACAACCTTCTTGGACTTCTTTGCTGCGGGCTTCTTACTCTTCTTGACCTTATCCTTGGGAGAACGCTGCTTCAGTTCCTTGACCTTCTTTTCCTTTAAGCCCTTTTCCTCGGACCTGATACCCCTCTTTGCGCGCTTATTCTTGCGAACACGCTTTGCTACTGCGGATTCGCTAGTATCCTCACTGGGAGAATAATCTGAATCATCCTCCTCATATTCAATGAGATTGCGGATATTTCCCCGGCTATCTACACTGCTGTCATCATCTGCTGACGCAGCCTTCTTAGGCTTCTTGGAATTGATTTTCTTAAAGGGCATCTTTCTATTGCTTGGATTTGCTTTTATCCAGGTGGCTGCCGCACCGTCAAATTTTTAGAATTTCTCCAATTGTCTTCATATTACGTCATAAAATGACAAAAAATGAATTAATTGTGATATTAAGCTTCTTATACTCTTTTTATTCTTTATTGCTTGCGCGTCTGCTGGCGTCTCTTTGTGAGGCCCTTGAGCGTCTTTCCACCCTTGCGGAGGACAGAGCCGACCAACTTTGTGCCAGCGCCGAGGAGGCCCGTGACCATGTGCACGCCATTGCCGACCTTCTTGAGGCCGTAGACGCCCACATTGCGGATCTTGCCGACCGTCTTGCCCGTGACACGGAGGACATTGCGGGTGCCGGGGAGACGCATGGTCTTACCGCGAGCACCACCACGCTGGCGGCGGCGTGTCTTGGCAGGCGCATTAAGGCTCTTGGCAACCTCCACCGGCTGAAGCGCAGGTGGGGAATTCTTGTTGGCATTGGCATTGGCATTGGCACCGGAATTCTTGTTG